AGGTATATGTGATGTATTAGGTGATAACCATAAAAAACATATTGAATTGTATGGTAGTGACAATGAAAAAAGATTAACAGGTGATCATGAAACAGCTTCAATAAAAGAATTTTCATATGGTGTATCAGATAGAGGTGCAAGTATTAGAATACCTATTAGCACAGCTAAAGATTGGAAAGGATATTTAGAAGATAGAAGACCTGCTAGTAATGGAGATCCATATAAAATAACATGGGCTTTATTAGATACACTTGTATGGAGAGATATACATATGGCTTCAATTCAAAGACGTCCAACACTTGATGATAAAAATTTAGTACAAGAAAATAATAGTTGGTCTAATATTTAATAGGCTTCACTAAATAAATTACATATATTTAATATAAATTACATAAATAAGTTATAATGGAACAACAAACACAACCACAATTAAATTTAGATTTAAAAAACACCACAGCTATAAAAGGATTTGATGGTGGACAAGTATTTGGACAAGGAGTTATTTTAAGAAAAGTATCTAAATTTGTCTCTGGAACAAGTGAAGATGCACTTTTACCTATTCCTGTATTTTATGATCTAGATACTAAAAAAGTCTTAGTAGACTCTGTACCTAAAGAATTAAGAGAAGAGCTAAAAGACATCACTTTTGAAGCAGCCTAATATAAAAAATATATTTGACTGGTTAAACCAACTTACCTCTATAAAATCCCCTTCTGATAGTTTTTCAGAAGAGGATTGGAGTAAGTGGAATACTTACATGATTCATCGTTTTGTAAGTATGAATCCACATTATATCGAGTTAGTTAATTATATACAGACAATACCTTATGAAAATAAGGAACAAGTATATAATATATATAAGGAAATGCTTCCTAAAAAACAACAATTTTTCCGTTATATAAAAGCTAATAAAAAAGAAAAAAATAAAGATTTATTAGGTTATGTTTCTCAATACTTTGAATGTAGTATTAAAGAATCTGATGAATATATTTCTTTACTTAATAAAAATGACATTATCCACATTTTAACTCAAATGGGAGTGGATAGTAAAGAACAAAAAAATCTCATTAAAAAATGACAAATAAAGAAGTAGTTGATATTTTTGAAAAAGAATATCCTGAATTATCACAAGAATTTCAAAACATACAAAAAGAAATGTATGAAACATTTGCTGCTAAGCATATGGATTATGGTCTTCAAAATATTTCATTAGGAGGAGATTTAACAAAAAAAGAAGATAAAAAGTTTTCATTAACAGGATTAGCCATTAGATTAACAGATAAAATATCTAGATTAAGAAATTTACTAACAAATGGTAAAAACTTTGTTAGAGGAGAAGGTATGGAAGACACATTCCTAGATGTAGCTAATTATGGAATCATTGGCTTATTAGTAGGACGTGATAAGTGGAAGAAGTAAATCTATGTTGAAAAAATATTAGGTGGTATAAAATCATAATATTTATAACCATGAAAAAATCAGAACTAAGACAAATTGTTAGAGAAGAATTGCAAAATGTTCTTTCTGAAGTATATCAAGATAAATTTAGAATTAGTGGACGTCTAGTTACAAACATTAAAGAAAGATCCCAAACAGAAATATTATCTGATATTAGAGCAATTGCTGGTGTAACTATAGTTTCAACAGATGAAATACAAGATTACAGTGAGCAACGTCGTGGTAGATTTATATCTGTCCTGAATTTAAAAGTAGATGGATTTCCATATATGAAATCAGGATTTGACAGAGACACAATAATTGAAATAGCTGATAAAGTTAGAAGAGTACCTAATGTTATCAGTTTTAAATATAATCCAGAGGATATACAACCTATATAAATATGAAAACAAAAGAATTAAGGCTACTTATTAGAGAAGAATTAGCCAAAGAACTTGAAAACTCATCATTGATAACTCCTATTAATGAAAAATTAGATCCAGTAGGAAAAGAAGATGATGATATAGATAATGATGGTGATGTAGATAAAACAGATAAATATTTACTAAACCGTAGAAAAGCTATTAAAAAAGCTATAGATAAACAAGATGTAAAAGAAGCACTTAACCCAGAAGTATCTAAGACAGTAAATAATTTAATCAAAGCAATGGCTAAAAGATATGATTATTCAGAACAAGATGCTGTATTTGCTATTATGGCTGCTTTAAAACAAAGAGATTTTGATGGAGTTAATGAAGATAGAAAATCAATAGAATATATTAAATCTATTAAAGACCCTGAAGAAAGGGAAGCTGAAATGAAAAGAATGTTTGGTGGTGATAAAGTAGAAGAAGGTGAAGGTTCTACTTTAAAATTATCTGCTAAGGATATGGAAAAACTTCATAAAGATGGAAAACTTGTAATAGATGATCATACAATATTATATGCTACAGGAAAACCTAAAGTAAATGAAGATGTTGACTTAGGTCATGTAGATAATGAGCCACATATGTTAAAAGCTGACCTATACCGTATTGGAAAATATGCTATGGAGCTATATAAAATTTTAGATGGATTTGATGATGGTGAAACTGAATTTGATTTTCCTCATTGGTGGCAATCAAAAATAGTTAAAGCTAAAAGTATGTTAGTTTCAGCTAAACATTATTTAGATTTTGAATTAAAAGAGCCTGAAATAGATGCTATAGTAAATGTAGCTAGTGAAGAAGAAATAATTGATGAAGAATTAAATGAAATAGATATTCATGCATTACCACCTTATGTAGGAAGTGGTATGAGTAGAATGGAAGCGGCAAAAGCCGTACTTAAAGATGAAGGAAAATCACCTGAAGAAATTAAAGCTATAATAGATAAAGCTATGTTTACACCTGAATTTGATAAACTTGTAGCTAGATATAAAGATAGTCGTGAAGAAGAAGTAATTGATGAAGAGCTATTTACTCCAAATGAAATGAGTGCTTTAGCTACAGATAAAGAATCTGAAGGGCCTGGATATTAATCATGAAAAAATCAGAATTAAAAGAGTTAATTAAAGAAGAAATTTTATATGTTCTTCTTACAGAATTGTCTGTTGAGGATAATGAAAAATTATTCAAAAACTTAATGAAAAAAGCTGAAGATCTTTACACAGAATATACTAAATCAGGTAAAAAACCAGGTTTATTTGGAATTGAAAGAAGACTTGAAAAGTTTAAAAACATGGATGAGTTCAATAAAATTGTTAATTGGTATCAAACATGGTCTAAAACATCAAAAGTAGCTAAAACTTACAAAGATTTAATTGACACTGTAGATATGCTACCATCAAGACTTCAAAGAATATTTAGAAGTCAACTATTAAATGTATCAAAGGAATGAGTGAAAATGTTATAACAGATAAAGAAACTGTACAGTTAATTGAAGAATATGTTTATAAAAATTATAAATCATATAAAGGTAAAGAATTGATTATCAGAGACTTTGGTAATCATTACAGAGTATTAAAACATATAACTGGTTCACCTCTAATATTAGGGAAAGGAATAGTTAATAAATAAACTAAAAATGAGAAAATTATTAAATTGGCATAAAAATTTAGCTGAAAAATTCATGATTAAAACAGGAATGAATGCTTATAAATTAGCATGGTTTTCATGGGTTAAAGGATTAGTGATGGGTATATTACTAACACTTTTACTTTGTTGTTGTAAATTTCAATAAAATAAATATGAATATGAAATTATTAGGTATATTACTAGTACTTTTACTAGGATCTTGTTCAAAAAATTATTCTTGTGATTGTACAACAGTAACTTATGTTCCTGAATATTGTGATGTTTGCCCTGCAGGAACTATTTTAGGAATGATCCCAGCAGAAACAACTTCAACTGATACTAAGTTGTATGTTAATGAAAAGAATTCAAGTGATGCTGAAGCTAGTTGTGCTGAATTTAACCAAACAACAGTAGCACCACCCCCAAATAATGAATGGAATTCTATACCAGTAGAATCTCTTTCAGACAGTATTAGAACTGTTATGACTTGTGTATTAAAAAAATAAAAGAATATGAAATTATTTAGCAAAATATTTTTATTTGCTCTTCATATTGCTCCATGGGTATTAGTTATAATAATGTCTTTAATAGTAGTAGGTTTAGTTACTATGTGTTTAAATAACCCTACTTTTGAGTATGTTGAAACTTCATACCCATTTGGAAAACCTAAATTAAAATAAAAACAAAAAATAAAAAATAAAAACTATGAACACTAAAGAGTTATTAGAAGGAATCAAAGAACAAGTATTGCTAATTGAAGCAGAAATTGACAAAACAAGTGCTGCTGCTAAAGGTAGATGTAGATCTGCTGCTAACAAAATTAAAAACTTTTCAGCTGATTTTAAAAGAAATCACAAGTAAAAAAAAGCTTGGTATAGGAGAATAATTTCCCTATATTTATACTAAATAATAAGGAGGAAGATACAATAGCAAAACCTCAATAGTACTCGTAAGATCACTTCACTCAATTGCACCTCCATTATTATTTTAAATTAAAGATTGACTTGAGAGCAATTTTTATTTTTATTTAACCCGAGTTAGCTTAGGCACTCACAAACTTATAATGATATGAGTACATTAGAATTATTTGAAAGGCATATAAGTCCTTTTGACATTTTATTTAGAAATCTTTATAGTGCTGAATCACAATTTACCCCAGCATTAAGTTCAAAACAACCACATCCTGTTAATATTGTCTATGATGACACTGGACTTTATTTTGAAGTAGCTTGTACAGGGCTATCTAAAAAAGAAGTTAATATTAATATAGAAGGAGATATTTTAAAAATTACTTATAAAAAACCAACTGAAGATAAGTTACATGAAGGAACTATCTACAAAGGTTTATCTAAAAAGTCATTCAATTTAGGATATAAGATAGCTCCTAAATTTGATCTCAACAAAACAAAAGCAGAATTAACTAATGGTTTATTAGAAATTTTTATACCATTAGCTGAGGATGCTAAACCAAAGTCTATCAAAATTAATTAAGGTTTCAAAGCTCTCAAGTTAATCTTTAATTTATTAAATATATTTGGCTTTTAAGTATAATCTACTTATATTATATACATGGCTAAGAAAAAAAAGGTACCTCAAATTGTCCAAGACATAAGAGAGTTTAAACCCTTACCAATAAATTATGCTTACCAGAAGAATATATCTTATTCTCAATTTTCTTTGTTTCATGACTGTCCTAAAAGATGGTCATTGCATTATAAAGAAGGACATAAGGTATTTAATTCTTCTATTCATACTGTATTTGGAACAGCTTTACATGAAGTACTTCAACATTATTTAGATGTAATGTATGATAAAAGTGGAGCTGAAGCTGATAGAATAAACACATATGAATTTTTTCAGAATGCTCTTAGAACTGAGTATAAAAAACAATATAAGGCTAATAATAATCAACATTTTTCTTCTCCAGATGAGCTAAGAAAATTTTTTGATGAAGGAATAGAGATTATAAGAGATTTTGCTAAAAATAGAGGTAAACATTTTTCAAAAAGAGGATGGTGGTTAGTAGGTTGTGAAGTACCTATTCAATTAGCTCCTGATTCTAATAGACCAAATGTAATATATAAAGGATTTTTAGATGTTGTAATGTATCATGAACCAACAGATACATTTAAAATTATAGATATAAAAACATCTAGATCAGGATGGAATAATAAAGTAAAAAAAGATGAATTAAAACAATTTCAACTTATACTTTATAAAAAATACTTCTCAGAAATATTTGATATTGATCCTAAAAAGATAGAAATTGAATATTTCATTGTTAAACGTCAGTTATGGGAAAGTGAAGACTTCGTTATAAAACGTATACAATCTTTTTCTCCCCCATCTGGTAAGATAAAAATGAAAAGAGCAGGTTTAGCAATTCAAAATTTTTTAGATGGTGCTTTTAATTATAAAAGTGAATATAAAGAAGTAGAACATCAACCTGTTGAGAATAATAATTGTAAATGGTGTCCTTATTTTAAGACTCATTTATGTAAAGTGACATTTTCCTAAAAATACGTATATTTATATATAGTAATATAAAAATTATACAATGGCAAATAAAAAACAAAAATTAACAAGTGTAAAAGTAGATGAAGAATTATTTGATTCTTTTAAAATTGAATGTGTGAAAAGAAAATTTTCATTGCAAAAATTAGCTGAACGTGCAATGCATTTATATATGACAGATGAAGATTTTAGAAGAAATATTCATAATCATACTAATTTAGAGTATCAAGAAAAATAAATAAATAAAAAAATAAGTTACATGAATCAAAGTTTTAAATATCTTCCTCCTAATAAGAGGAAAAAAATCCTCCTACTTTGTGATGACATTAGAGTTCATTCAGGAGT